GCCCATCTGGTATAGCCTGCACAAGTTTGAACGCCTTGAAGAATTATTAGACGAGAACCAGCATGCCAACACCATCATTGCTTACACCTACCAAGAAGAACTCGCCGAACTCAAGCGACGCTTCGGACACTTGCAAACCCTTGATGACGCAAACGTCATCGAGCGATGGAATGCTGGAAAGGTCAGGCTATTGGCCGTCCACCCAAAATCAGCCGGACACGGACTCAACTTACAACACGGCGGCTGTCACATGGTGTTTCTGTCGTTGCCGTGGAGTCTGGAGTTGTACGAACAGACCATTGGTCGTTTGCACCGCAGCGGGCAAAAACACGATGTGTGGTGCTACGTGATGCTGACCAACAAAACGGTCGACGAGAAAATCTGGGCGGCGCTTCACGACAAGCGCGCCATCTCTGAAATTGCCATGGAGGAACTTAAATAATGTGGCCAGTCCCACCATTCCCAAACCCCAAGGACAAGGGCGCTAACGTGCCCAAGTTCAACCCTGATAACTTTGAGGACGCCCCACTATGAGTTATATCGTGGCATCGCTGCCGCCCATGAAGTGCTTTGTAAAGCGCGAGTTTTTGTACAACGACCACAAGGGGCACAACGAACTTGAGCCTGCCATCTGGGTCAGCCTCAAAGCCCTGCGTGGCCAAGTGTTCCGCATCGAGTCGCTGTTGCCCAACTACGGCGCCTTGTACGACAAGCTGCCGATCCACGCCTATGTCTGGCACGCAGACGCTGGCAATCTGCCTATTGACACGCTCCAGCTGTGGGACTGCATGGGCTACCGTTTCACGATCATTGAGAAGATTGGCTTGCGTAACCTGGGCGTTAAGTTCTTGGGCAAAGACAAAAAATGGCACTTCGGGCGCTATCTGTTTACGGTGGACTTCTGCGCCGAAGGCATGGACTTAGACACTGGCTTTACTGAGCAGGCCGAAGAGCATAAGTCTTTCAATTGGATTGCATTGGACAATGGCCAGTTTGCCTGCCAGCCCAACAACCGATGCCTGTGGTACGACCAGAGCCTGATCCCTGCTGAGACAAAGTTCCCTGACTTCCAAGCCGCGCAGCGCTTGTGGACGGTTGACGGCACACGCAAATGGTCAGCTGGCGACGATTGGTTTTATGACATTAAGGAGAGAAACACATGATCCGCACCGACGAAGACGACGAGTTTGACCGCATTGCCATGGAAAACAATCTTAAGGGGCAACCCTACTATTGGAGCGCCATGGAAGTGGTGATCTACACCAAGCGCAAGTGCCCCAACTGCACAGCCGCCAAACAGCTTTTGCGGGCTAAGAACATCAACTATGTTGAGATGGACGTTGAGTCAATGCCCGCACTACTTGACAACTTGCCCACAGGCGTGCGCCAGATGCCACAGATTTTTATCAACGGTCAGCGCGTAGGCGGTTTGGCTGGACTACAGGAAGCATTGAAATGAAACGACTAGACCTTTGGAAGGCCAAACTTAAAACGGCCAAAGCCGAAAGACGTATTAGGTATCGTAACTTTAACGCCGCCGCCCGCGCTTACGCTAATTGCAAAAAAGAGATTATTGAACTGGAGAACAAAATTGAACGACACCTGGCGAAGCCTCAATAACAAATTAAGCCGTCTGAGCGAAGAGGAAGTCCTCAGCCTGCTAAACGAAGAACGTGAAGGCGCCAAGCGCGTCTCCATGCTTCAGCGCCTTCATCAGCGCTACAACACCCTGCGCGTTGCGCGGGAGAGACTAGAACTACTCAAAGGAGCAATACAACCATGATAAATTGGACGCCACCCCAAGGCACTAAAATAACCTACCCGAGCAAGTGCTTGAACGACCCCACGTTTAACTACCAGCGCGGCTCAGATGTGCAGGCACGCTGGCGTGAGAATGGTTGGACGCCACCGTCTGAAAACATGCAACCGCCCCCACCTGAGAAAGTCCGTGCTTTTTAATTACATCGAATGCGCGCCCGTTCAGCCATGCGCCAAGTGCATGAACTGCAAACGACGCGCGCCTACTGCCCGCCTTGTCGTGCAAAACAGCAAATCCAAGGCGTGTATTTACATGCCCATCTCACTTCAAAAACAATGCACAAATTTAAATTCTGCGCCGAGTGCAAAGCAGACAAACCGCCCGAAGGCGGCGTAGACATAGGGGTTAGATGGCACTGCCAAAGATGCTGGATTAACCGAACAACCAACAGACATTTGAAACAATATGCCACGCCCAAAACCACTTGAGCCGCTTAAAGGACGCCAGATCAGGCTGACAGATCGTCACATGATGATCTTTCAAGAACTAGGCGGCATAGACTGGCTGCGCAAACACTTGGACAAGAACGCCAAAATGCCCGCCAAGTATTACCGCCTTGAATTAGACGCACCATCAAAGAGAGAGATCAATGACTAACAGACCAGACTTTTCTACTTGGAGCCAAGCCAACTTGACCAAGTTCGCAGGCGAGGCTTACGCCAAACTGTGCGAGCAGGACGACATCATTCAGCAGTTGCAGTGCGACCTCAAGACTGCGATTGAAGCGTACCGCACCTTAACTAAGGAACAAGGCGCGCTCGTCGATGCGCCGGTTCTGAAGTCCTCGTAAGACTTTACCGCCAGCCATGCAGTACTTCAGAAGTTCTTCAGCAGCGCCTTCTTTGTCGCCGCGAAGCAACTTCTGACGAAGCGTCGAACGCTGGAGTGTTCCAAGACCGACATTGAAACTAAAAGACACAAGAGCATCAAACATCCCTTGTGTAAGAGGGACAGGACAGAATCTGGCCACTCCACGCTCAAACCGATCAAGATCGCCTCTGAGAATCCCATTTACTTCTTCCTTGGAAAACTGGCGGTTATCTTCTGGGCGAAGCGCGTAAGCGCCTCTTTGATCCATTGGTAGCTTGCCTTGATCTGGATAAAGAACATGTCCGACTCCTATTGTCCACAGCTTTGCTGGGCACTGGTATGGTTTAAATCGAACACCCTCATGGTGTTCAATCATGTGCAGGCATTTGGCTGAGATGTTCATTTGCCAAACGCTCTGCCGCCAAAGTGAAACGCAATGATGCTAGCAAACAACGCTTGGGTTTCAGGATCCCACAGCATCTCGGCCAACTCAGAAAATGGCACGCCACGGCTCCAGCCGTAAGCGAACAAACCGATGTCAACAAAGACTAGCAGAAAGAAGAAACCATAAGTAATGACGGGGCGAACGCTGGCGCGGAGGTTCTTCATCCACTCGCTAGTGCCTTCGTTGAGCGCCGTGTCGTGGGCGTAGATGGCTTGCATCTCAGCTTGCTGGGCGCCAATCAAAACTTGCGTGGTGTTGGCGGCGCTCTCGGTGGCCAGCTGCTCAGACTTGATGTGTTCAATGCGCTCTTGCGCTTCAAAACCTGCCTTTCGCATTTCCAATTCGCGCTGTATTTGCATTTGCGCCAGCGCCAACTCATGCGCCTTGTCAGCGCGGTCTTGGAAGAAGTCAAGAATCTTCGGCAAACCGCCCATTAGGAAACTGATAAGGGTTGACAGTAGTGTGAGCATTATCCAAGTCCAATCATTCCAAGAAGTTTATCTACAATTTTCTTTGCCAACTCGTCAGGCAAATACTTGAGCAGGCCAAGCACCCACCAAACCACGCACAGACGCACGAAGATTTTAAGGAAAAGGTCAAACTGCTTCTGATACTCATTCATCGCCCACAGCGCGTTCTAGCGCACATATCTTGTATCTCAGCAATGCCCCAGCCGATAGCGCCAAGGAACATGACGATGACGACAATACCAATCGCCCACGCCAGTTGCTCTTGCTCTTCCTCTTTGCGCTTCTTTTCTTCTGCCTTTAGCGCCGCCATCTCTTTGGCGTCGTCTCTATCCATCTCGGCTTGCCGTGCTTTGGTGGCGTTCCACACGTCTATGCGGCCAGACTGCATAAACAGCATTTTTAACTGTTCTTCAAACCGCTTGGCCTCGTCCAGTGCCATCTCAATTTGAAGCGCCGCACCCAAGTTAGATTTGCCGCCAGAGCGTTTGGCGTGGAGCATCGCCTTAGTGGCGTTGCTCTGGGCGTCGAACATTTTGGCGATAGACGGCGCAAGACCAGCAAGGTCATTAGCAACCTTGCTTGCCTTTTTGACTACGCTAATCGCGCTTTGTAGTCCTTCGAGCGCGGTAATGGGGTCGATGATCATTTATCAACTTTACCATCCAGTTTGTCAAAGATTTTGCCAAGCATTTCCCGAACGTCTTTTATGTCGTTGCGATAGTCATCGCGTGTGACGTAATTCAAAGGTAACGCCCGAACGTCCGTGTCAAGGCGTTCAATGGATCGGTAGATGTTGTTCAATATCCACCCACCCATAAACCCTGCAAGACTGACCGCGATGTTAAATAAAACTTGAGTGTCCATCACTGCGCCATACCTGTTAGTTCAATTCTACGCACCGGCTGATTGTTTAGCGCGTTCTCGTTGTTGCGTTCGGGCGCCAACATATTGACGCCAGTAGTGACCGTGCCGGTACGAATTGCTTCTGCGGCTTTTTTAGCGCTTGTTGGCCCTAACACAGATGGATCAGAGATCAATTTAATTACGCGGTTGCGTTCAGCGGCGGGTAAAGTCTCCAACAGTTTGGCAGCGCCTTCAGGCGTTTTCAAACCTTCGGTCAGCGTACTCATCGTCTTAGTGCCAATCTTGTTCTCTAAGATTTGCAAAGCCTTGTTGGTTGTCGCAGCCACAGCGCTCAAATATGATGGCACACGCAACTTGGACATGTTGTCTAGCAACAACTGTTTCAATGCATCTTGACCCGCGCTGACTTGCTCCTTAACGGAAATTTCCGCCAATCGCTTTTTCGCTTGGTTTTGCAACACCGCCATGGCGTCATCAGCCAACTCAGTGGCGATGTTGTACTTACCTGGGCCAAGGATCTTCTCAACAGCTTCAGGCGATTCGTTTTGCACCAAGCGCACAAACGCATCTTTGTCGGCTTTCCATAAACGTAAGGCTTCGCCTGTCAGTTTCTTTTCAGCAATTGCGCTCATGCCCTTGGCATGTGCGTTTAAGTAGTCGCGCCAACCAGCGCCGCCTGCGGCTTCAATTGCGTCGTCGATTGCAGGCTTGATCTTAGACAATACGCTTGCGGCCAGATTGCGCTGGGCGGTAGCGTCTGCACCTGGGCGCAGTTGAGCAATAGCGGCGTTGACAGAATTCTTACGGATAGCCTCTAAAGCCGCCGCGTCAATAATACCGTTACTACCTGTCCACTTGGCGATGTCGTCAGCAACGTTTTTAACTGCACCGCTGATTAAATCGTTACCCGCAAATGCTGGGTTGTCGGCAGTTGATGAAATGCGCTGGATAAGAGACGCGCTTTCAAGCGGTTTGATACCTACTGAGCGAAGTGCTTTTTCAGCGCCAGTGGCTTGGGCCGCAAAACGAACAGGGTCAACGCTTGTGCCAGACCCGATTAGCGTAGCCAAGTCATTTGCTTCGCGCACGGCTGTTTCATCGGCAACGTATTTACCCAAGTCAGCGCGCTTAAGCGACGCTTCTCTCATGGGGCCAGTCACTTTGTTAAGGTTAGTTTTAGCTTGCTCAACTGTGCCACGGGCTTCAGCCGCAGTAGCGCCGCCTGCTAACCTAGTAAGGGCGTTAATAGACTCTTTGCCTTGAGTGTCTTCTAGCGCACGAAGGAATCGCGGATCGCGTGCTGTGGCGCGGTCAATCAGCGCTTGCCATGTTGGGCTGTTAATCTCAGCAGTAGCTTGCGCGGCGCTAACACCTTTGCCTTGGGCGGCGCGAAGGGCGTTAGTGACTTGTTCAAAGTCAGGGCCAAGCGCGTCTTTTACGATCTTAGCGGCTTTCTGTTGAGGGATCTGACGCAGGTCTGCGACTTTACCGGCCACATAGCCAAGCGCAGGGCCAAGAAGACGGCCACCGGCCTCAAAGGTTGCGCCTTCAAGGACGTTACGAACTGGCTCAGTAACTTGTGCTGCGCCTTGGCGTGGGGCTTTGCCGCCAATATAGATGTCAGCCAAGTTAAGCGCTTCTTTGGCCATGCCGTAGCCAAGGCCTGCACCGCCTACTGCGCCGGTTGCTGTACCAACGCCAGGCGCAACCAAAGTGCCTGCGCCAGCACCCAACAAACCGCCGCCTGCCGCGCCCAACATCTCAACGGTAGGGGTGACAAACTCACGGACGCGCTCGTATGTTGTGGGCGGCTTGCGCTCAACGGGCATGCCTGTGTCGGCGCGCATTGAAGGCTGTAAAGCCGTAGGTAATGCTGGCGCGCCTAACCCAAACTTTTGCATGATAGCCTGCTGAGTAGCAGGGTTAGCATTTGCAAAGTTAGGGTCTTGAGGCGCCCATTTGTCAAAGATCGCCTGCTTAGTAGCAGGGTTGGCGTTGACAAAATTTGGGTCGGTAAGGACTGCGGCTAAATCTGCCATTTTGGCTCCTTACTTCAACAAAGGATTGCTAGTGTCCACACCGCCTGCGCCGCCAGCCGCAGCAGCGCCGCCAGCTTTACGTTGTGCATTTTGCACGCCTGTGCGAACAATATCTTGGAACTCGCGGGCGGCTTTAATGTACTCTTGCTCGTTCTGAGCCAAAGTCATGCGCATACGAGCAGCCGTGGCTTTCTCACCCTCTTTCTCAGAGATAGCGCCGCCGCCTTTAAGGGCTTCAAACGCTGACAAGAACGCAGTGCCTTCAACTTGGTTTTGCAAGGCTTGGAAGCTGGCCGCGTTTGTACCAGGCACAAAGCGAGCGCCGGGCAAATAAGTAGCGCCCACAGCATCTTGAAAGCCTGGGTGGGGCTTGGTAGCCGCTTGAATAAGTTTGCCGTTCTTGTCGCGCACTTCTTGTTTGCCGACCATCTGATCAACAACGTCAAGCGCCAACTGCGCATCACTAATGATCTTGGGCAACGCTTGTTTAGCGGCCACATCACCTTTAGCAATTGCTTCGCCAGTTGCTTTAGCAGCAGCCATTGTTTGCTGGAACACTGGGTCAGCTTCGCGCTGCATTTTTGTCCGGCTAATTTCAATGTTCTCTTTAGCGCGGGCGTTGGTCAACAACTCACCAGGCGTTGCTGTTTTGTTAGTTGTACTGAGGGTAGTAAGTTTGCCTGTTAATGGTTCAAACGTGCGGTCGACTACTGTGCCACCAGTGTCTTTAGTCGACAACTGAGGCTTGTTCAATTCCATGAACTTTTCAGTGCCCAATTTAGACTGGTTTAGCAAGGCTGCAAAAGCCGATGGGCCTTTTGCAATTGCAGTTTCAATGCTTTGACGGGATTGGTCAACAGAAACACCTCGGGCGGCTAACGCTGGGCCGATGACTGGGTCTTTGTGATTAGCCTCATGCCAAGCAATATAGCGTGCAGGGGCAGTAGGATCGTTAGGGTCTAACGTGTCAAGAAACCCCCGCGATTGTTTTAACTTTGCGTCCAACAAATCAGTTTGCGCTTTCTGTTGCGCTGTCTGTGCGGTTTCAAACTCAAGGCGTGATTTTTGAATGCCAGGTATTTGCGCACCACCACCGCCAGCCGCTACAAGGCCAGTCAATTTGTTGTAGTCAATTTTGCCTGTTTCTGGATCAGTCGCTTGCGAATACGCATCCGCTAACAAGTTCTGCGATTTTTCTGCGCGTTGAGCCGAACCAAGTTGAAACTGTGCCAATTGATTTTGATTTTGCGCGTTTTGAATTTGCGCAATTTGGCTGTACTGCGCCAAAGGATTGGCGACTTCAATACCTCTAACGCCAAGAGCAATGTTTGGGTCAATAGCCATTGTCGTTCCTTATGGTGTAACGCCACCCATAGGGGTGAAATAGGGGTTGCTAACGGTAGCATAGTTGCCGCCATAACCGCCCCCACGTAATGCGTTAGTTAATGCGTTGCCTTGGCTGTAGTTCAAATATGTACCCAAGCCACCAGTAATTGCGTTGGCTTGGCCAACTTGACCAGCCGCTTGAGCGGCTGCGCCGCCAGTTATTAGATTGCCAGCGGTGTTTGCATAGTTTTGACCAGCCTGCGCTACTTGACCAGTAGCGGTTTGACCAATACCAGCCAATGCGGCTTGACGGTTGTACAACTGATTTTCACTAGACACGCCAGTGTTGTATGACGTTAGCGCCCGATTGTATGCGTTACCAAATTCTTGCGAACCCATCTCTTGACCATAGCGTTGCGCTGCTCTTAAAGCGCCGCCAGAGATCAAACCACCACGGGCAGCGGCTTGGCGGTCAAGCGCTTTTTGGCCCTCAGACAAACGGAATGCGTAGCCTGGGTCAGCTTGATAATCGCCCGCGCCAAACTTAAACGCGCCAGGCACATTACCGGCAGTGCGTTGCAATTCCGCTAGCGCGTTATAACCAGCTTCACGATAGGGCGCATAGTCCTGTCGAGTTTGTTGAAACTGCTCGTTTTGAAGTTCTGCGGCGCGATCTGCGGCGGCGGATTGTGTTTTAGCCGCGCTTTTGGCCGCGCTGCTTCCAATTGCCGAACTTACGACTACGGCTCCAGCGACCCAAAATGTCATGGCAGCACCTCTAATGATTGATGTTTAACTTGATTACCGAGACTATACATGCTATTAGGCTCTGCTTCAACCAGTTCGGCCTCCGCTTCCTCAACAGTTTTCGCCTCGATGGCGTGGAAAGTCATGCACAGCGCATCAGTAACTGCATACACCGCACGTTTAGTTCCTGGTTTACTTGAGAACAAGTGAGGCCCAGTAACCTCTTGCACCCCATCGTCTGTGGTGATCGCCACCGTACCAGACACGATTAAATAGAAGTGTTCTTTCTTGTGGACTGCGCCCACGACCAAGACTCCGGCATGACGAAACACTTCACGGCAGTACATACCGCCATGGAAATAGTGCTTTGTTTCAGGTTCGTATTGAGGCAGCTTAGACACTTCGACTTGCAAGGTTTGCACCTTGTCTAGCATCGAAGTGGGCTTGTCAATCTCAAACCCTTTGCCGTAAACAATCCTCATCAGGTCACCTCACGTCCAGAAACGCGGATGTTGATTGCGCTGGCTGTGCCTGCGATTGTACTGATAAAGTCGCCAATGCCAAGCACTTGACCAACCAGTTCTGGAAACGTGTAGACCTCAGACGCTTGCAAGGTCTTGGTCTTGGTGATCAAGTTGGTGTTGCCAGCAGAGCCTGCGGATGTGACCAAGTTGACGCTAATCGTGGCGGCAGACGCGCTGATATTAGTCGCGGTGAACTTGTCGATGATGGCGGTGACGCCAGTCGCGGTGTACTGGGTTGTTTGTGCGTTCTCGGCAAATTTAGCCGGTACGAGGACTTTGACGGTGACTGTCATGGTTTACTCCAATAAGAGGCAGTTATTAGCGGCTTGTTGCATGATGACCCAATTTGTGCCGTCAGACACCATTGTCGCCCAATTTCCTACAACTGCCAAGAGGATTGCTGTGCCAGCACTGGTACTGTCGATTGGCACAACGTTGCTAGATGCCGACACTAAAGTCTGTGCCTGCATGTTCTTAAAAGTCAGATACCTACCAACATACAAAGACGCTGAAGGTAAGGTCACGGTGCAAGTCGAGCCTGACTTGTTATTGATAAACCAAGTCTCATTAGCGGCAACCGTAAAGTCAGCGGTCTTGGTGACTGGCGCACTAGACAGCGCGGCAATGCTTGCGCTTATTACGCTAATGTCAACAATCGGTTGAACTTGCAAAGCCTCAATCTGCTTTTGCATCTCAGCCATTTGAGATTCTAAAGCCGAACAGCAGTCGCCCAATACGTCAGGAACTGGCAAGGTAACTACTGGCGGTAAAGTTTGCAGTTCTTGGTTGACCGACAGCAAAGCCTGATCATAGGACGCGATCAGAGACTCAGAACTAAATGTAAGTCCAGAGTCGTCAATAACCGCCGTGGCAATGTCATTGAGCGACAGAAAGAACAAATACCAAGCGCGGTCGATCAGACCCGTGCGAGGGTCGATCAGCGGCACTCGCGGTGGCGTGATCGGCGTTGGCGTAGCGTTAGGACTAGGCATTCGTTGGACTCAGAATAAGTTCTGCGCCCATGATTGCAATCTTCACAGGGTCAGTGCCAGACGCCTCATAAACACGATCTCGCAGTTTGACAGTCATGCCCAAGCGCCGCCAGATTACACGTTTGTAATACTGACCGATCTTGCCCATGGATGCCCAATGCTCGTTTGACCATGTGTGGCCACCATCATCTGACCAACGAAGCATGATCTGAGGATCACTGCCTTGGCCTAAGTTGATGCCCACGCCAGATTCACAGTCCATTTGAAGCATGTGCTGGGTTGTGCGGCGCAAGGTGTTTTGGCCAGTTGGAAGCGCGCGCCATGAGCGCAGCCACTTCTGGATGCTGCCGTTGTCGCTAAAGTCGTCTAGGTCAAATGCGTAGATGTTGCCGTTTTCAAAGTCGCCAATAACGACCTTGTTGTTGAACGCCATCTGGCAGTTGCCACGGTGACGGGTAAAGTTGCCATCGACAAAGCCTGCACGCTCATGCCAGGCTTGCGTTGCCGCATCATAAACCCAAGTCGTGTTAGCACTAGGGAAAACCAGTACATAGAAACTGTGGCCGTCTTGCTGGTAGGTGTAGCCAATAGCGTCCGACAAGTCAGCGTACTGCTGAATCTGCCACTCAACCGCATGGGTCGAGATGCGAACGCCAGTGTAGCCATTGGCGCGGTAGACGATACCCTGACCACGGCGGTCACGGCCAAGCCAAAACAGGCCGTTGTCCATCTTGGCAATCGAGTAAGGGGCAGCGCAGCCCAACTCGTTAAACGCGCCTTGGATGCGCTGAAGTGGGAAGTCAGTCGCGCCAGAGTCGTACCAGACTTCAATTGAGTTAGTGCCAAAGGCCCAGACTTCACGGAAGTTGGACACCACGGCCACCAAGCCGTCAGGAGAGCCTTCAGTGCTTGCAAAGTCGAGTGGGTCAATGGATGTGCCGTCTAGCAGCTGTGTCACCCACAGCAACTGGCTGTTGGGCTGATTAAACACGAAGTAGCCGTCCAGATAGCAGACAGTCACAGCGCCTGGGAAGTCAGGGTCGGTGATTTGGCCAAAAGCGTTTGTCGTGTTGTTGTAGATGTAGCTGGGGCCGTTGGCCGCAATGAACAACTGCGTGCCGTTGTCAGCCAGACTGACAGGGCCAGTACCGGCCACAGTGCCAATTAGCGTGGCCACATACGAGGTAGTAATCTTGTAAAGCTGAGTGCCTGACACCACAAAGGCTGTGCTGTCGTTGGACGAGAACGCCCACAGGCCACGGATCGGGCCGTTGCCAATGGTGTTGAGTAACTTCAGACCTGGCGCGCGGTTCAGGAACGCAGGCTCTTTACCGGCCTCTGGGACAATCTCAGGGAAGAGATTGACCATGCGTGCGTCTGCCGCATTAACAGACCTTGTGACGTAGGTCGAGCCAAGGATAGGCGTTTTCATCAATAGTTACCGGCATAGATGTTGAAACGCTGGCGGTTGGCCACCAATGCGTAAGGCAGCGCCATCACGTCATCTGGGTTGTTAATGCGCTTCAAGTCACGCTTAGAAGTCATGGCGATGCGCTGCACTTGTGGGCTTGGCTCAACGCCAAACTCAGGAGCAAACTCCATGGCCAAGTTGTAAGTAAACGCACGCAGATAGCCTGGTGGGTAGTACAAAATCGTGGACAAGTTGGCGGGGTTGTTCAACTCTTGAACCGACACAAAGTGAAACTCTAAATCCTGCGTAGGGCGTGGGTAGAGGTATATCTCAATGTTGGGGAACGTCATGTTGACCCACATGACTTGTGGGTAAGTGGACGTTACGGTCTTAACAGCAATACCGTTGTACTGCTGTTGGTTAATCATTTTGATGCCATACGACACGTTATTTGCCGCTTTGAAGTATGTAGCATCGTCAAGCAAGATAGGGCGAAGGCCAATAAAGTCACCAGACGGGCCAAGGGTGCGGCTAATGAAGCCTGCTGGCCATGTGAAGATTTGATCTTGCGTGGAGAAAACTGACAGACGCTCGGTATTCCACGAGTCGATCATCTGATTTAGCGCCATCAAGGCGTCTTGAGAAGTAGCAGCGGAGGGCGTTTCGCCTTCAGCAAGCACACCGAGAAGCCGAAGGGCACGTTCAATTTGTTGGCCAGCGGTGTACGTTGTCATGCTTAAACCTCTTCAGTAGTCACTTTTCTACGGCGCTTAACTTCCAGCACGTTCACAGGAGCCGCTTCGGGTTCGGAAGGCGTGTCTGGATTATAGCGAGTCCAGCCATTTCTTTCATCCATTTCGGCTTCAAGTTCCATTGTGGCAACTTTAGCACCGTGGAGAGGGTGGATTAGCGTAAGGTTCATAATTTAAGAATGGGGGTGATTAGCCCCCATTTGGTTTAGGCCAACAGGCCGAGTGTTTGCAACTTGGCTTCAAGTTGCGCCACTCGCGTTTGCAAATTTGCAACTACTGACAACACAGAGTTACCCTCATCTTTAGTAACAAAACCAAAAGGCGTGGTAGATGTCAAGTCTTGAATTGCATAATCTGGCGTGCCAGGTGCAGTAGACGTGATTGTGGTCAAAGCAGCGGTATTAGCCGCAGGCTTCGTAACAGGAGTTGCACCAAAAAATCCAGCAGTACCGCCACTAGCACCCATAACAGCGCCATCTAATTGCTGGTCTTCGTACGCAACGCCAATCGGTTTGGTGTTTGTAGGCATGATTGTTCCTTTAAAAATGAGGGCCGAAGCCCCCATTGTTTACTTCAAGAAAGCCGAGTAGGCAGCGTCGCCGGTACGCACAAAACGGTATGTGTGTGCGCCGAAACGTGGAACAGTCACAGAGCCAAAGATCGTGATACCAGTGCCTGTGGTGACAGGAACGGTAGACGAAGAGCCAGTGTTGTTGTTGTTGCAGATTGTCAACTCAAAAGCTGAACCAACTTTTGCGCTAGGAACGGCTGCATCGAGCAACGCTGCTGTGGGCAGAGTCACGGTCAATGTAGCATCGCTACCTTTGTTGCAAACAACCAAACCAACAGCCACTTGAGCAGCGGTCAACGTAGTGTCGCCAGTCAAGGTTGCGGGAATAGTTTGTACGCCGAGTACTGCTTCTGTCAGATTGCCGTCACCAACTTGGTAACCGCCTGCGCCATTAGGTAATGCCATGATAATTTCCTTAAAAAGATGTTAAGACGAAAGGGGCCGAAGCCCCAATCAGATTAGCCCCAGATACGGCAGGCCATTTGTGGACGGATCGTGCTGAAGCCGTACAAAACGTCAATACGGCAAGGCATACGGTCGTTGTTAATATCGTACTGGCGAACCACACGCAAGCTGATACCGTTGTGAACGGCACGAGCAGCCATGTCAACACCTTGTGGCAACAGCAAGTCAGCAGTTGCGAAAGTGATGGCGTCTTTGTGATAGACCAAGTTCTGAGCGTACTGGCTAGATGCAGCACCCACGAACACGACAGCCTTACCGGCGACAGGGAAGCTGTCAACGGTGGCCAAAGCGTTGTTGGCGGTGTAAATAGGAGCAACGGTCACAACGATTGCAGTGCCGCTGGCAGTGGCGTCAGCCAAAGCAACGAACTGGAACAACGAACCAGTGGATTCACGGGTCTGTGGGTTCACAGCGAAGCAATCAGCAACAGTAAACACGTCACCGGCTTTAACTGTCAGGCCAGAGCCGATGGTCAAAGCAATGCTTGCAGCGCCTTCAGAAGACACAGTGGTAGTCACAGAGTTGCCGGTGGCAACGCGAGAGCCAGTTGTGAATTGCTTGATAGACTGAGACATGTTGATCTCGTCAAAGCCCAACACGCCAGTGCCCATCATGCCGTTCTTGAATTGCTTGCTGATAGTGTCTGTAGGATTGAACAGACCTTTCATGCCTTCAACCAAGCCAGCGTTGGCTGCTGGGTTCACGGTAGCGTAACGTGGAGACATCACAGCTGCGTTTTCGTTCAGCTTCTGCTGGGCTTGAAGCAAGACCAAAGAAGTAGAAGGAGTGGTGCCAGGTGTACCAACGGTGTTACCGATTGATTTGTACGCATTGGCCACGTCAGCATCAACGGAAGACGCCAATTGGCTGATACGAGGCTTCAACACACGCTCTGCGAAGTCATCCAACTGCATGGTCAATTCAGCAGATGTGAAGTTGACACCGATGTGCTTTTGGCTGGCAACGGTCAAAGTGGTGAACTGTTCGTTGTCGTCTTGCACTTGCAAGGCAGCGCCGTCAGTTACCAAAGCGCGATCGGGTAAGCGAATACGCAGGGTTGAACCGATCTTAGCACCTTCAACAGCGAAGCTGTCGTCGTACTGGCGGTTCACGTTACGGGTGATCACAAGGTTGTTCTCGAGGATTTCGAGAGCTTTTCTTGTGATCATGTCGATCGTCAGAATACTGTTTGACATTTTAAAAGTCCTTTAAAAAAATTAGCGGGTCTGCGATTGCAGCTTCTTAATCTGTCTTGCACGTTCAGCTTCAATCCACTGGCCGGTTGTCATGCTCTTGATAGAGCGTGGGTCGGTAGTGTCCAAAGTTGTCGCTCCTGCGGAGCGTGCAGTAACAGGAGAAATCGGCGCTGGCGCAGATGTTGTTTTCTTGACTGGGGGCGCGTCAGCCAATTTGGCCTCAATTTTCCCAATCTCTTTCGCCTGACCGAGTGGCGTCATACGCGAGATACGATCTGCTTCTTTTGGATTTGAGCCAAGGTAGTACGCTAACTCAGGCCCAATGTCCGAAGACTGGATCGTTTCAGCCATCACGTTTGTGATCGGCAATTTGGGGTTGTAAGCGACTTGTTCAAAGTCATCGTACTTGTCCCGTGCTTGCTCTTCACGCTCTTGATAGCTTTCGAGAACGGCTGATTGCTGCTTGGCTGCTTCACGTTTAGCGATCAGTTCTTCGGCTTTCTGGTAGGCCATTGCTTCCGCATAGGCTTCAGGAGACTCGAACTGGTCAACGTTGGCAGTTGGCGCGGCTTTCACGATTTGCGTTTCCGCAGACCGATTTGCTTGCTCTCTTTCCCACTTACGTTGCTCTCTTGCGAGGCGTTTGCCGATCATCGCATCAATTTCAGCCTGGGAGTATTTTTTCTCCTCGACCTGATCAACTTGGTTCTCAACGACTTCCGGCGTACTTTCAGCAACTTCAGGTGTGGCCGTCACATCCATCGTTGGCGCGGAGTCTACTTCCGCTAGGGCTTGGACTTCTTCAGTCATGTATGAATCCTAAGATTCCTCGGTGAACCTCGCCGATACGGTTTTGTCAGCATTATGCTGGAATTTATGATACTTGTGCAAGTGTTGCTTGATAAGCAGCAATAACTTCAGCCGTGTGCGTTGCAACGCAAATGGCCTGAACACGGGCGTCTTCTGCGCTGTAGTCTTGGCCGGGCACGACAACATGTCGATGGAATGATGCACTTACTTTATTCATTTCACCAAAGACTTGGGTGCAAGTTCTTACTTGGACAACGCCATTGTTTCCAACTTCTATTTGATCTACAAAAACATTTTCTTTATTCATAATAATTTCCCTTCGTTAATTATGCCAATACCGCTAAATCACGCCATTCTTGCCCATAAACTTTTGCGCCATTTGCAACTGAACGCCCTACAGGAATAGCCGCAGAAAAGTTTACTGTAGCGCCAACAACACTTGTTGCGGTTGTCCAATGGTATGAGCCGTTGTCTAACTGTATGCCTAAAATATTTCCCGCCGCAGCGGACGGCGCGGCGGCCGTTGTAATGGCAGTAGCGCCAGCAGCGGCAGTTGCGGTTGTGGTGGTACTTACAACGGCAAGAACAACCGCACCCAATGTTGAACTAGCAACTAATGGATAACGGTTCCAAATATCGCCCGCTTGCCAAAACCCTTCTGTAGGTTTTAAAGCCGCGTTGATCTGTGATTGATACAATCCAGTTCCGTCAGAAACGCGATTTATTAACCCTGTAATTGCACAAATAACAAACGTTGCAGTCGCAACTGTCATGTTTCCCGCACTGACACCATACATATCGTTGTTTGCAAAAACACCAAGAATTTTGCCCTCTAGTTGAACAACACCTCGTACAGAGCCATTTATGATGTTATTTGTAACAGAACAGTAGTTAGCGCTTATTTCAAAAGATATTTCGGGAATTACATTAATAATTGTATCCGGCTCGGTTGGCCCACTATTATTAATTGCTGCCAAACCACCTATTAACCTATTGCCGTTTAATAAACTGTTGGGCGCAGAACAATTGATCTGAGTCGGATAGTTGTTGATAAGCGTATTGTTTGAAACAATGTTATCGCTTGAACCAACCGGAAAATTTGGCAATGTGATTTGACCTACCAAGTTGATGCCGCCTGTAGTCAAACAATTGACAATTAGGTTATCGGTGATCGTGCATGGGCCGTTGTAAATTGCCAAAATACCATACCGGCAATGTTTGACAATGTTACCGCTAATTACACCCACACCCGTGTATGCTCCTTCACCCCACATGATGCCACCACAATTTGCGTAGTCGCCGGGGCTACCATATACCGTGTTATTGTGAATTACACAATGCCCGTTTGCTTGGATAGCTACTGAGTTTGCACTGATGTTTGAGCCAAAACAGATGTTGTTTGTGATGATGGACTGGTAGCATCGTCCGTTGTAATTGATTGCCGAGTAATAGCAGTTGGTGACAATGTTTCCGTCAACCAAAAATTTACCGTTGCCTCCTTCGGAACAAATGCCAATCATGCTCATGTTGGTTACAAAACAATTTTTTACAATTGCATTTGTTACAACTCGCAATAAAATTCCCCGACCATACGCTAACGCATAATAAAACGGTGTGCCTGATCCGCTTACTGAAAGATCACGGCAAACAAAGTTTTGCACGGCTGTGGCTATTCCAGAAGGACTAACGCTTAAATCATTAGTAGAACAAACGTGAATGGGTACAGCATCATTTGTAACAGTTTGAATTTTAGATGCTTCTCCGTCACCAAATAATGTAATGTTGTCATAAGGAACCCAAATACACCCTGATGTTGCAGTTGGTGAAACAACTTTGTAAGTACCAGCAGGAAAATAAACAGCGCCGCCATTAGCAGAAAGACTGTCAACGGCAGCCTGAATAGCTGCTGTGTCGTTGGTTACTCCGTCACCAACCGCACCAAAATCAAGGACGTTGGCACAGCCACCCTCTATCATGCTGTAAGAAACTTTTGTAAGTGACATTTTCTTACCTGTTTAAATGGTGAAAGTAATATTAAACAAAATTTGCGCATCTACAGTAATTGCAGTAACTGCATAAAGATTTGTGCCAATCGTAACAATACCGCCAAATTGATTAATATTACCAACAGAAGTGCACCCA